AATTGTGATGCCGATTTCATTTCATCAGGAAATACATTACTAGATCCAGACTTATTATCCTGGTATGAAAATACAACAGTACAAGAACCTGTTGAGAAACGAGGGTTTGACGGTAATTTATGGATATGGGAGTATCCAAATTACTCTAGACAGTATGTGGTTAGCGCTGACGTTGCAAGAGGCGATGGTGGGGACTATTCAGCATTCCATATAATAGATGTAGAAACCTTAACACAGGTTGCTGAATATAAAGGACAAATAGGTACTAAAGAATTTGGACATATGTTAATGTCAGTTGCTACAGAATATAATAAAGCGTTATTAGTAGTAGAAAATGCTAACGTAGGATGGGCAGCATTACAACCAATTATAGAATCAGGATACGAAAATCTATTCTATGCAGCAAACGATTTATCTATAATGGATATACAAGCACAAATAGCTAAGGGATATGATCTAAAGGATAAGTATAATATGAAACCTGGATTTAGTACTACAAGCAGGACTAGACCACTATTAATATCAAAACTAGATACTGTAGCAAGAGAGCGATGTATTATAATTAGAAGTAAGAGACTAATGTCAGAACTTAGAGTATTTATATGGAAAGGTGATAGAGCCGAAGCTCAATCTGGATATAACGATGATTTAGTTATGTCATTTTGTATAGGACTATGGGTACGAGATACAGCGTTTAAACTGATACAACAAGGTTTGGATTTAACTAAACGAGCATTAGGTCATATTCATAAATCTGGTGAAACATCAATATATTCACCAGGTATCGTTAGACAAACAGGATGGTCAATGTCAAATGGAAAGGGTAGTGAAGAAAGTTTAACCTGGTTAATTTGATTATTGATATTTATTTAATATATTAATGTATGGCAGAAAAAGATTTATACTCAAGATTAAAACGAATATTCAGCAATAATGTTATTGTTAGACGAATCGGTAAAGATGCAATTAAAGTTGTAGATAATGATGCGCTACAATCATCAGGCAATATAAATATAAGTAGATATATAGACAGGTTTACTCGTTTACATGGAGTAAAATCACAACTATCTACTTATAACAACAATTATAACTATTATAGTTCAAAAACAGAATTATATACCGATTATGAGGTAATGGATACAGATTCCATTATTAATAGTGCTCTCGACATTTATGCAGATGAAACAGTAATGAAAGATGAGTTCGGACAAATATTATCAATACGTAGCGATGACCAAAGAATTACAAAGATATTAGACAATCTATTCTTTGATGTATTAAATGTAGATTTTAACTTATGGCCTTGGGTTAGAAATATGTGTAAGTATGGAGATTTCTATCTCAAGTTAGACATTCATCCTGAAATAGGAGTAGTAAATGTTACTCCAATGTCATCATATGAAATGATTAGAGAAGAAGGTGTAGATCCAAATCAACCATATTTAGTACAATTTGCAAATTTTAACTATAAAGGCGTTAAATGGGAAAACTATGAAGTAGCCCATTTTAGACTATTATCAGATTCTAACTTTTTACCTTATGGTAAATCAATGCTAGAGGGCGCAAGAAAAGTTTGGAAGCAGTTGACATTAATGGAAGATGCAATGCTTATTCATAGAATTATGCGTGCACCTGAAAGACGTAAGTTTAAAATAGATATAGGTAATATTCCACCTAATGAGGTTGATGGTTATATGCAAAAAATCATTAATCAAATGAAAAAGACTCCGTTTATGGATGAAAAAACGGGAGAATATAACTTAAAGTTTAACTTACAAAATATGTTAGAAGATTTCTATTTACCAGTACGAGGCCAACAGTCAGGTACTGAAATAGAATCATTAAGTGGTATGGAATGGACAGGTATAGATGACATAGAATATCTTAGAAATAGAATGATGGCAGGACTTAAAGTACCAAAAGCATTCTTAGGATATGATGAAAGTATTTCAGGTAAAGCTACATTAGCCGCAGAAGATGTTCGTTTTGCTAGAACTATTGAAAGAATTCAACGTATAGTAATTTCAGAATTAACTAAAATTGCTATTGTCCATTTATATGCACAAGGATTCGAAGGTCCTGATATGATTAATTTTGAAATCAAAATGACATCACCATCTGCAATATATGAACAAGAAAAAATAACATTATGGAATTCTAAAGTTGATTTAGGAAAATCAATGATGGAAGGCAAACTAATGTCATCAGATTTTATATACAAACATGTATTTAACTTTACAGATGATGAAATTGCTAAAATGAATGATGATATTACAAAAGATCAAAAAGAAGCATTTAGAAGAAATAAAATAGCGGAAGAGGGTGAAGATCCTAAAAACCCTGTAGGTAAACCTGAAGAGGAGGAAGGTGGTGAAGATGAAGAAGAAGGTGCGGCAAATCCATTTGGTGGTGAAGAGGAAGGAGCAGAAGAAGGCGGTGAAGAAACAGGAGGAGAAGAGACTACTACAGAAGAGGGAGTTGAACGTAAAACACCAGAAGTACCAAAGGGAGGATGGCCTGGAGCAGGCAGACCTAAAGAATCAACAAAATATGGAACTAATAGGCACGTAAGAGGTAGGGATCCATTAGGTAAAGAAGAATTAAAAAAACTAACTAGAACTACTGAGGATATAAAGAAACAGTTCGGTATCACTAAAATAGATAAAGTTAAAAAACAAGCTAGTAAAATAATATCAGAAACTAAAAAGACTGATTCATTATTAGATGAAAATCAAATTATTGACGGTGAAATATAAAATTTCATCATATTTATATAAAATTATATCATCATAATCATACCATGAAGAAATTAAAGCATTCGAAATTTAAAAATACTGGTATATTATTTGAGATGTTAGTCAGACAAATTGCTGCTGATACCTTAAATAATACTAAATCTAAATCGATTGATCTAATTAAAAAGTATTTCAATAAGAATACTGAACTTTCTAAAGAATTAGAACTATACCAAACTCTAATGACTGAAAAGTTTAACAAAGATACTAAAGCAACTCAATTACTTGAAGCTGTAGTACAAACTAGAAAACAACTAAATAGTCAGGCATTATCTAGACAAAAATATAATCTTATAAAGGATATACAAAAAGCATATCCAATACAAGAATTTTTTAAATGTAATGTTAATAACTATAAAGAACTAGCTTCAATATATAAATTATTTGAATATGAGTTAGCAGATAATCCTGCTGATATGGTTAGAACAAGACATGCTATCGTAGAGCAGATTTGTACTAAGAATGCAAGTAAACCTGAAGTTGCTGAACTTAAAGAATTTACTCAACAAGATAAAGATATAAGATTACTATCATATAAACTATTAGTTGATAAGTTCAATACAAAATATTCAACATTGAATGGTGCACAGAAAGGATTATTAAGAGAATACATAAATAATGTAAATAATACAGTAGCTTTAAAGTCATATATTGATTTAGAAGTTCCCAAATTACAATCAGCATTGAAAATATTTATACCTAAAATAGGGGATAAAGTTACTAAAATTAAATTGACTGAAACAGTTTCATTACTAGATAAAATTAAAACATCAAAGTCAATTAAAGATAATCATATATTATCAATGTTACGCTATTACGAATTAGTAAAAGAACTAAAGAAAATATAATATGGCAGTAAATATAGATCCAGGATATAGCTATTCAAACGCATATAGCAACCAAAGAGCATCATTATATATAGGTATTGGTGATGCAAGCCAATTAGTTACAGGATCATTAACACTTACAAACGTTAATAGCGGAATATTATTAAGTGGTTCTGCAGCAGGTACTATTACATTGTTAGATGGTAGCACAATTAATTTAGCTACGTTATCAACAGGTGTGCAATACACATTAGCATTAACAGCAGTTAGTGCATCTGCAGGTGGAGTTTATGTAATTTATTAAAAATAAGCAATGAACAAAGGATATATAAATCAAATGCTAACTAAACTAAGATTAACTGAGGGTGAACAATTACCTAAAGATATTTTAGATGCTGAAGGAATTACACCTGATGAAGATATTGATGAAGTATCTACTAGTGCAGGAGCAGGTGCATATCAAACACCATATGCTTTCGGAAAAGCTGACGATGATACTATAGAAGCAATGGGATATAAAAAAGTGAAAAAGAAAAACGCTAATGAATCTCGATTTATGCAAATATCAAAAGAATTGCATTTGAATGAAGCTTCATATAAAGATTATAAAAACGATATAACGAATACACCTCAACAAAAGGTTAATAAAGCGATACATGAAGTAAGTAAAAAGATGATTGAGATAGAAAGATTAGTAAATCAAAATCTTAAACTTAAAAAAGAAATGCGAGTTAACAATAACGAGTTCTGGAAATCTACACAAGGTAGAATGTATAAAATTTCAGAAAGATTGATACGTATCGCTAACCAATTAAAAGAATTAAATTCGTAATATGAAACAACTATTAGTAGATTTTTTACCATTTCAAATAACACCACAGCAGATATCTGAATCAATGACTTCTAATAATGGAAGATTATTGGTTAAAGGTGTATTACAAAGAGCAGAAGCTACCAATCAAAATGGTAGAGTATATCCTAAGCCTATATTGGAAAGAGAAGCAACAAAGTATAATGATGTAAACATTAAGCAGCGTAGGGCCTTAGGAGAGTTAGACCACCCTGATTCGTCTATCGTTAATCTAAATAATGTTTCGCATAATATTGTGGAGATGCATTGGAACGGAAATGATTTAGTTGGTACTGTAGAAGTATTAACTACACCTGCAGGAAATATATTAAGAGAATTATTTAAGGCAGGTATTACATTAGGCATATCTTCAAGAGGTATGGGGTCTGTTAGAGAATTAGGTGAGGGTAAAGTTGCTGTTCAAGATGACTTTGATCTTATAGCATTTGATTTTGTATCTAACCCATCAACACAAGGTGCATTCCTAAAGCCAGTAAATGAGTCGGTAAATAACGGACTTATTTCAACAAATAAATACAACACAGTAAATCGTATTATTACAGATATATTAACAGACTTCTAAATTTATAAATTATGCCAGCAGTATCAAAAGCACAACAAAAATTATTCGGGCTTGTAAAAGCCGTAAAAGCAGGAAAAGCAAAAACTTCATCAGTATCAAAAGATGTTAAGGATATTGCAAAAACTATGACTACAAAAGAAATAGATAAATTTGCAGGAACTAAACATAAAGGATTACCTGAAAAGAAAAAGGAAGTCAAAAAAGATGTTAAAAAGGAATCATTACAAATACAAGAATTACGTAATACTATCAGAGAAGTGATTAAGCAATCATTACGTGAAGATATAAATGAATTTGATTTTGAAGATTTTGATAATACAGATTTAAACGGCGCGTCAGTAGAAATGGCAATAGATGACTTATTCGGCGAATTCCAAAATTCAATTGATAAAGTATTATCAGCAAATGCTGGATTGAAATCAAAAGCAAGAATTGCTATAAAGCAGATGATTGTCGACAAACTAAAACAATGGAAATAATATGAAAAAGAAGTCATTAAAAGAAGGAGCCGGAGCTTGGGGTATAGTAACACCAAGAAAAGTAAATAACATTAGCTTAACTAAACTTGCTAAAGAAGCTTGGGAACCAACACGTCAGGAAGAAACTACTATGAGTCCTGAGGATAAGAAAAAGTTTATGGAAGCTATAAACAATTTCTCATCATTAAATAACTCTATTTACAGAGAACAGTCATTGCAAGAGATTACAGCAAAATTAAAAGAAATAGTTGAAGCTGCATCTCATATAACAGTAACTGAAACTGAAGATTGGTTTGATAGAGTTACCGTACAACGTCATATGAAACAGTTAGGAGAATCATATAAAACATTTGAAAAGACTGCAAAACAAATATCAGAACTTCAACAAAGATTAGAAGCTTGTTATGAAGATATCGGCACCGGATTAAATAAATACTATAATATTAGTCCATCAGTTAATGAAGGAGCTGATTATCAAAAGTTCTTTGTAGATGCTATGAAGAAGTTTAACGTAAAATCGCCAGCAGATTTTAAAGATGCAAAAAAGAAACAAGAATTCTTTGATTTTGTAGATGCTAATTATAAAGGTAAACACGAATAATAATGAAACTAATTACTGCAGTGCCTAGACATACTAGAGCATATCTTTTAGTAAAAGAATCTTTAAGTAAATATGATACATCAATCTTATCAGAAGCTGGTATAGCTTCCGATGCAGATTTAGAAAAATTACTAAAGGGTATTGCAATGGATTTATCTAAAAAACGATTATCAACTGTAGATCCGCAGAAAGTAGATTTAGAAGATATCGAACAAGAAAAAGATCAGACTAATGAGGAAGTTTTATCGGAAGGATTACTTTTAACATTATTTTTAGCATCACCCACTATAATTAAATTGATGGGTAAACTTATTGATTGGGCATATGGTAAGTTAATGTTGAGTTCAGATGAAAAAGCTGAACTAGAACAGTTTAAAAAAGACTATGCTGAAGCTGAAAAAGCTAATGATCAAGCAAAAATAAAAGAGCTGCATGATAAAATATATGCGTCTAAATTAGGTAAAGCATTAGATAAGTTTGCTCATATGGCACATGGTGCATTTGTAAAACCTATAGAGATTCTACTAAAAGGAGTTGCTTGGATGAATAAAAACGAATGGCTAAAAAAGAACGCGAAGCAGGTAGCTGAATTATTATATGCTATTATAATGATAGGAGTAGCAGGGCATGGTATCACACATGCATTAGATGGTGTTACTGGTGTAAAGGCAGCGATTACACAATTAGGAACTAACACAGACAAATTATCACATTTAACTATAGATACATTAAAAGGTGGTGATATGACTTGGGAAGTAATTAAAAACGTATTGAACAAAGTAGTTAAAAATTAATTTTTATAATGCCTCAAGTAGTAATATTTGAGGCATTTTCATGAAAAGTTTATTCATTCTGATATTTTGCTCAAACATTTACATATATATTATAGAATATACCTTATGGACATCCTGTTCAATTCTAATATAAGGTTAAATAATTATTAATTTTTATTATAGTTCTAATAACTATATTTCCAAAAACAAATTTAAGGAAAATGAAAGATTTACTAAAAGAAGCTATCGCTGATGCTAAGGCTGTTCGTGAGACTGCACTAGCAAATGCTAAGTTAGCACTAGAAGAAGCTTTTACCCCTAGATTACAATCAATAATCTCAGCTCAATTACAAAATGAGGAAGCTGAAGATGAGGTGTATGATGACGAGGAAGAAGTGGACATGGACGCTCCAGAAATGGAAGGTGCCCCAGGTGAAGAATCTGCTCCGGAAGTGAGTGCTGAAGAAGCACCTGAAGCTGAAGTAGAAGATGAGGAGGAGGAAGACATCGATTTAGAAGAAATCATTCGCGAACTAGAAGGCGCTGAAGATGATGACATGGAAATGGATGAAGAATTAGATTCTTCAGATATTGGTGCATCAGATAATAAGACCCCTTCTGAAGAAGCGTCTGAAGCAACTGAGGATGGCGACATCGATCTTTTCGAAGATGATGAAATGTCTGATGATGAAGAAATTGATTTAGATGAAATTATCAATTCTTTGAAAGAAGAAGATGAAATGGATTCTGAAGAAGAAGTTGAAACATCAGAAGATGAATTAGAAGAGGCGTACAATGTTATTCGTTATCTAAAAGATAAAATTAACGAAGTTAACCTATTGAATGCTAAACTTCTTTATTCAAACAAATTGTTTAAGTCTCACAACTTGAACGAAAATCAAAAAATGAAGGTTATCGAGAATTTCGATAGAGCAGTTTCTCTACGTGAAGTTAAGTTAGTTTACTCTACTTTAGCAGAATCATTTAAGCAACCTGTAGCTAAAAAAGTGGTTAAAGAATCATTTGCAAGCAGACCGGTAGCATCTACTAAACCTAGCAGCAAGACTGTATTAACTGAAGGTACTGAATTAGCTAATCGATTCAAAAAATTAGCTGGGCTTATTTAATTAACAAAAAACAAACAAACAAAAAAATGAAACCTGTTCAATCATTACTATCAAGTGCAGACGGTAACTACCGCGCGCAGTTGAATGAAACAAAAGGTCTAGTAAACAAATGGGAAAAAACCGGTTTACTAGAAGGTATGTCAGCCGAATATGACAAGCATGGTATGGCTATTATGCTAGAAAACCAAGCAAAACAATTAGTACAAGAAGCTAATGCAACTGGTACGGCAGCTAACTCTGAGCAGTGGGCTGGTGTAGCTCTTCCATTGGTAAGACGTATCTTTGCTGAAATCGCAGCTAAAGACTTCGTTTCTGTACAACCAATGAATCTACCTTCAGGTCTAGTATTCTATTTGGATTTCAAATATGGTACTTCTGTAGCAGGATTTAATACTTCTAATACAAGTTCTGATCCTACTAAACCTGGATACCAAAATAATTCAGTATTTGGTGTTACTAATGACACTGTAGATCCTTCACAAGGTCTTTATGGTGCTGGAAGATTTGGTTACTCAATCAACGATCAAGTAACTGTAGCTTTATTAGCATCTGGTAGCCACGCTCCAGCAGCGACATCTGCATCTGTAGTAGCTGTTACTCCAGGTCTTGCAGCTGATGATAGCGTATTTAACTGGGATACTAAGTTTATCTCTACATATTCAGGGTCTACAGCATTCAAGAAAGTGACAGTATCAACTGCATCATTCTCTAATCCTGATCTTAAAGGTGTAAGAGCATTTACTATTAGTGGTTCTAGCGCTGCCGTAATTGCAGGACAATTCGCGCAATTTACTTCAATCAATGAAACTGCAGGAACTATCACATTCCTAGTATCAGGATCAATATCTGCTACAGGAGCTGCTGTTCCAGTATCTGTTACTTACCAAGTACAACCTACACCTGCATCACGTGGTGATTTTGAAGATGCTACTGGTGGTTCTAGCAACATTAATATCCCAGAAATCAATGTAGAATTGAAATCTGATCCTATCACTGCTAAGACTCGTAAGTTAAAAGCAATCTGGACACCAGAATTTGCTCAAGACTTGAACGCTTACCATTCAATTGATGCTGAAGCTGAATTGACTTCAATGTTGTCTGAGTATATCTCTATGGAGATCGACCTAGAAATCTTGGATATGTTGATTCAGAATGCAGTAACAACTGAATATTGGTCAACTCAAGTTGGTGAGTATTGGAATGGAAACGGATTTACTTCTGATTCTGCAACAAATGCTGCATCTGCTTATAACCAAGGTCAATGGTTCCAAACATTAGGAACTAAAATCCAAAAAGTATCTAACAAAATTCATCAGAAGACATTAAGAGGTGGTGCGAACTTCCTAGTATGTTCTCCTGACGTAGCTACTATCCTAGAGTCTATCCCAGGATATGCAGCAGATACTAATGGTGACAAAATGCAATTTGCAATGGGTGTTCAGAAGGTAGGTATGCTTAATAGCAGATTTACAGTTTACAAGAACCCTTATATGTTGGAGAACACAATCCTATTAGGATATCGTGGTGCTCAGTTCCTAGAAACAGGTGCTGTGTACGCTCCATATGTACCGTTGATCATGACTCCTCTAGTATACGATCCTACAAACTTTACTCCAAGAAAAGGTGTAATGACGAGATATGCTAAGAAAGTAGTGCGTCCGGAATTTTATGGTAAAATTTATGTTAAAGGTTTACAATCAGTATAATAACTGAAAGTACTCTAAACATTAGTGTTAAAGGGGCTCGATTAATTTCGAGCCCTTTTTTCATGTTTAATTTTGAATTCTACGGCAAAATACTTATATTTATATAAAATAACAATTATGGTAATTTATGAAACAATCAATTTAATTAATAATAAACGTTACATCGGACAAGATTCGAATGATAATCCAAACTATTTAGGGTCTGGATTTCTGCTTAAAAAAGCAATTGAAAAGTATGGTCGTGAAAATTTCCTTAAAGTTATAGTAGAACGGTGTGAAACTAAAGAACAGTTAGATCGACGAGAAAAGTATTGGATAGAAATAACTAATGCACAAACATCAGATAACTATTATAATATTGTACAAGGTGGCTCTGGTGGTGATAATTGGATGGGTAGAAAGGGTTCCAAGGAATATGAAATATTCAAACGTAAAATGAAAGCTATTCGTAAGCGACAAAAAAGTTTACCACACACAGAACAAACTAAAGAAAATCAAAGAAAAGCTGCTGTCGACAGATATACCCAAAAATGGTTTCAAAATAAATACGGTACTGAACTAGGTGAAATAAAGTTCAAAGAACGTAGTAATATGCTATCAAAACAAAATTCCGGTGCTAATAATGGTGCATACAAACATATAGACAGAGAGGAATTTAGAAAAGATGTACTGTCAGGCTTAGATAAACCAACCATACAAAAGAAACATAACCTAGGATCTACAGCGTTTACTAATAAAATGTTAGATGTATTTAATACAAGTAAAATACGAGAAGCTAGAAAGCTATATAATTCTACTCTAGTACAACCATAGTTACCCATCATTAACCTAGTATTATTTTTATAATACCTGTTATACCAATATAGAAATATCATGTTAATTCCCTTGTTTAAGATTTATTCAATAACCTACAATAATGATTAGTAAAATAGATATTTATAAGAAATAACTTTATGGAACAATTTGCAGGTGAAACCAAAAATAAACCTAGTAACGAAAAAAGAAAACCCAAAGGGGAGATAAAATTTCAAGTTACGCTAAATAATGAACAGAAAGAAGCTAAGCGTCTTATATTAGCTAATGATATTACAATATTAAAAGGGCAAGCAGGTTCCGGAAAATCATTAGTTGCAGTGCAGATAGCATTAGACTTATTATTTAAACGAGAGGTAGAAAAGATTATAATTACAAGACCTTTAGTTACGTCAGGTGAAGATACCGGGTATTTACCAGGAGGAATAAAAGAAAAGACAGATCCATTTACAGCACCAGTATACGATAATATGTACAGATGCTATGGTAAAGAAAAGATTGATAAATGTGTAGTAGATGGTACTATAGAAGTTATTCCTTTTGCATTTATGCGAGGCAGAAATATGACAAATGCAATAATTATAGCAGACGAATGTCAAAATATTACTCATAAACAAATGGAACTTTTATTAGGTCGTATGTGTAAAGGAAGTAAAATGATATTATGTGGCGATAATGCTCAGATAGATTTGAAAGATAAAAGACAATCAGGATTTGACTTTTTATGTAAACATATGAAAGACGTTAACGGATTCGCTCAGTTCTCACTTAAAACTAATCATAGACATCCAATAGTAGAGGATATACTTAAAATATATAAAGAATTCAATGATTAAACTAACAAACTTACTTAATGAAGACC